AGCATGAGTCAACCGTGGAAGCTTGGAAGCCTCAACGGCTCCATAGTTGAATCTGATCAATCGTCCTATGGTTCCACCACCTCTTCGACCTGGTCCACTCACTTGAGCAGCCACAACGTCACAAAGGTTGATAGCAGCACGACGGAAAACAGAGAGATGAACTTCACCCACTGATCTTGACCCTGTGTCACTTATTCCGAGGTTTGCAAATTGAGCTAAGAATGCTTGACTGATTTGATTGTCACATTCCTTGATAATATCGAGAGGACCTTGAGCATAAAGATTTGGGGCTGCTGCATATGAATCAAACTTCACAGCACCATTCTCAACGAGATAAGATTGCTCAGCAGAAAGGAACGCTTGAGCCTGTGCCTCAGCATCATTGATCATTGCGTCAATGTCACCATCAGTTAAACCGAGTGCCTCAGCTTGTGAACGATCAACAATGACTTTGGGAGTTGGTACAGCCCAACGATCTAACCCCACACACATGAGATTTGATACACGTTGTTTTGTTCTCCACCACCACCAAACAGGACGAAGCATGCCAACTCCCTCGAAATTGGATCCTGTTCTATTGAGAGTGAGGAGGAGAAGCTTGTTTGATGGAATTGGTTTGGGAGTCTTGCCAACACCAACGACGGTTTGAAGTACACCATCGAGATGTTGACCATCACGGCTCAACCATTCATTGTGTGCAGAGGGTTCACGGTCTGCATAATAATCAAGGAAGACTTTTGTGCGTCCCTCGGCATCAAGACCTACTTTGTAAATCTCCTCAGCATAACGATATCCAATTGTGACATACTCGAATAAATATCCGAGTTGCTCTTCCCAACTGATTGACATCTGCCCGGCATATCCATCGAAGCCATATGCCTCATTTGCGAATCGTGCCAGCTCCTCAGCTTGAGGATCATTCTCAACACCAGCCTCAAATCTCCATGTTGCAGAGAGCAAGGTTTGTCTGAGCATATGCCAAGAACGACGAACAACCGGATCCGTTCTGAGCATCTCCTCAGCAGCACGAACCCACGAGAGACCGGTGAGGCTTGTGTTCTGTTCATAGCCTGAGATGGTACCACCGGACAGTTGAGTTCCTGTGATACCCATGGTTTTAAACCTTGGATACTTGGCTCTTAAATGCCTTGGTGTCTCATCATCTTTCATTATGATACCCTTGGTGATGTTGATCACTTTGGGTATATTATCATTTTGATACCACTATTTGTCAAATATTATCTTTTTGATATTGTTCCTCCAAGAGTGATTTGACAATCTCCATGAATAGTTTGACTGACTCTTCAAACTCATGAGGAGGGAATCCTTGACTTGGTTCAATGATCATTTTGTAAGTCAGATCAAGGATGACTTTTTTCTTTGTTTCATTCATTTGTATTCCCTTAATAGATCTCTCATGTATCTCGACTTGGAAAAGACTGTATTCTTATTGATGCCTGTGATCTTGCTAATATCTTCAGCAGTGTACCCAACGGCTTGAAGTTTCAATATCTCTTTGTGTCTACACATCTTGATCAATTGCCTGCAATATACAAAGTCAGTTGAATCATGAGCCTCTTGTGGTTTGTACTTGTCTCCATAAGTCATCAAAGCTCGCTCTTTGATCCCCTCTCTGCGCACATTGTTCAAGTGGATCCTCTTCATGACAACCTTGACCCATCCATGCAAACTATTCTCTTTATAATATGACTTGTGATCCATGATCCTCACATATGTATCTTGCATCAAGTCAAGTGCATCGTCAGGATCTTTTGTGAATTCGAGAGCGACAGCATACATGTATTTGCTTTTGTAAAGCTTCATTAACTCTTGGTTGATCATTTTTTTATTCTTTTCTTATACTTTTTAGTCATGCCATGTTTTTTACATAAGTTACTTAGTCTGTTAATTGACACTCCATAGTAAGCCGCTATTTCCTTATAAGAGACTTTAAGGTTTCTCAATTTAGCAATATCATCTTTATAATACTCAAGATAGTAATCTATTTTATCATCAATCGTTTTAATATCACCATCTAAAGCCAAATATACCAATCTAGCTCTTTCTAGTTCTTTTTCTAATTTATCTATTCTACGCTTGACTAATTCTTTATTTTGCTCATCTTCTCGGAGACGCACCTTGTTAATAGACTTACTTTGTCGCTTCTCTGCTGAGCATATATTCCTAGCTTTACGAGCTTGTGTCTTAAGAATACTTTTAAGTCTCTTTTTGCTTTCTTCTAGTTCTTGAAGCTCTCTGTTTGATAAGGCATCTTGTTTTTTTCTTCTCTCTTTACCATGTAAATATATGGGGTGATCTTCCCATCCTGGTGTAAGATAATCTCTCAAAAACTCCTCAGTAACTTCATACTCATTTGCAAGCTCTTCGGGAGTAAGAGTTTCTCTAGTATCAACATATACAAACATGTCAGATTCTAACCACTCAATATTCTCTAAATTTAAATCATCTATATTAGCCATATTAAAACTCGACTTCTATAAATTAATTCGATCAAGTTCATCAGAAAGTTCTTGCATCTTCATAAAGTATTGAATTGCTTTTTTAACAACTTCTTTATCATTTTTATAGCGAACTTGATCAACAACAAAGTCAGGACTCTGATATTTTATCCATTTAATATTTTTAATTTTATTCAATCCTTTCTTTTTGATTGCTTCCTCTAAAATTTCTTGTTTAGTATAAGCTATATAAATCCCCTTTAATCTCCTTAAGATCCACCAATTCAACTCATAAGAATCAATATCACTTTTTACAATGTCATAAAACTTTTTACTTGCTTTTAAAATATATCCATCATCAAGAGATTTAATCTTTTTTTTAGGAATAAATTGATCCATCGTTGCATTGGGACAAGCCCATCCACGTTGTTGAGCAAAACTCAAAGCTTCTTTTCTTGTTTCTCCATATCCATAAATAGCATCAGATCCAACAAATACATACATAATAATACTCCTTAAGTATTCAATAATAAAAATTCACTCCTAAACAGGAGATTTAAAACTCGACTTTTCTTGAAGAGCCAACTCTGACCTTTCGATTAAGTTTGCTCTTTGGTTGATAGTTGCGGGATGACTCTGTCCAATGATGGAAGATGCAATCATATCTCAGAGCATCAAGAGGATCCTCGCGTCCATCTTTCTTTGGTTGTTCTTTGTTATCCCAAGCATATGAGAGAAGAGCTTTTCTGATTGAGTTGCCACTTGCTCTCTCTCCTTTGTCCCATACTTCACGAGTGATCAAGTACTTTCCAGAGTTGAAAGCACGCTTCAATCTTTGCACTCCATTGAGTACGTCAATCCTCACTGGGTCCGTTGTTGACCTCATTGGCAATCCTATTCCTCCATCGTCGGGATGCTTACGAATCATACGAAAAGCTGAGAGTCCTGTATGATCTGATCTTGCTTTTCCGGCCTTGTCTGCCACACCTGTGTCAAGCCATACTCGTGAAGATGGTGCCATTGACATCAAAGCACGAGGCCACGCAAAAGTAAGGATCATCTGACTGAGCTGCTCGATGGTCACTTCCTTGGGATTGAATTCATGGATGATGATTGAGGCTTCTCTCACCTCATCATATACGATGACCAATACACTTGGCTTCCGGAAGCCCCAGTCAATCGCGATTCGTCCTGTCATGGATGGATCATACTTGAAGTCATCAATGATATGTTTCTCTGGATTGAATTCAGAATACACCAAACCACTTGGAGGCTTTGGTTTATTCATGACCATGGCCTCACGTTCATCAGGAGGGAGGAGCTTTGTTGCTTCAAACCACTCCTCACTCAAGTTGTCTTGATTGACATATGATGAATAAAACAAAGGTTGATACTCTGCTTTCTCTGCCATCTTGCACCACCAAGCATCAATGACAGGAAGCCCAACGAGGATCATGATTGGACTTGGTCCACTTCTCAAACGACCCAAAGCTTTATGAGCAACCTCAGCAGTGAGAGTCTGACATTCGTCAATCATACAAACACCACTTGTCACATTCAAACCCTCAAGAGGATTGTGAGTTGCTTCTCTTGTACCTGGTCGATAATACGAGCGACACCAAACGGTTGAGCCGTTCTCAGTGTCTGTCCACAATTTATTCGTGTGATTGTATGTCCATCCAAGAGGAGCAAGCCACTTCTCCATCTCCGGCATGAGGACCGAGTTGTATCTTGGGGTTGTGTCAGTCACCATCAAGGATGACATGCCTGGCCTCATCTTGGAGACGAGCAACATGGAGAAGACAAGTGCTGAGGTCTTACCACTTCCCCATCCACAACGAGCAGCAATGATCTTGTCTCTTTGTCCAATTCGTTTGATGATTTCTGTTTGCAGTTCATTGGGGTTGATGTCAATCATTATTTGTGATATTTCCTTTTGTATTACATTTAACTAGGGTGAGTGAGTGTATAGATAGCACTGATCAGTCTTCCTTTTGCTGGTCAGTGCTTTCTTTTTTGATGATGTGATTGAGCATACCGGCCACGACATCAACACCGGTTTGTTTTGTGACGTTGACATCAAGCTCTCTCTTTTGTCCCCATCGTTGAGGATAGCGTCTTTCGAGGATCCAGGCAGCGGCTCTCCAATCTCCATATTGAGTAATCTGATCAAGGAGATTCGCTTCCACGTCTGACTCGGTTGCATTGACGAACTCTTTGAATTCAGGGATCTCTTCCATCCAACGATAATATGTTCTCTTGTTGATATTGGCAGCTTGACAAGATGCTTCGATGGTACATCCTTTTCTCAAGTATGTGCAGATCACCATCGCAACATCCTCAGAGTATTTGTATCTCTCACGCGTGTGTGATGACTTCGTGACATTCGTGACATTATCTTGATGAGACATGGCTTCTCTCTTTCCAAATTCAGTCAAAAGCTTTGTATCCATTGTATCAATCTTTCGTGAATGTATCACTTGGATATTTTTTCCAAGGTGAATTGATTGGATGATTTTGAGCCGGTAGAGTCTCCCACTTGTAATCACTCTCAGCAGGGTTCTCAGTCTTATCCCAAGTCCATGGATCAAGAACTTCAACTTGTGGTTTTGGCTTTGGTTGAGTCTTTCGCTCTGGTCGAGTATGGAATTCAACACTTCTCATAAGTACAGACCAATCATATTTTGTCTCACCATTGTGATCATATGATCTGCACTCCATTTCTCCATGAACTGAGATCTTGCATCCTTTTGTCAATCCTTTGATGCAACGATCAGCCAACTCACCAAAGCACACCACTTTGAACCATGTTGTATTCTCTTGACCGTTATAATGTTTTGTGACTGCAACATTGAGCTTGCACATTGTTTTTCCTGATTGTGTTTGCTTGGCTTCCGGATCACGTCCAAGATGGCCACAGATATGAATATGATTGTATCCCATGTTAATCCTCGATTCTGTCTTTGAGATAGTCTCTTTGATAAGAGAGTTGATTTTGTTGTTCTTGAAGACGAGTGATTCTCTCATCCAAGATCTTGATTTTGTCAGCGACTTCAATTGAATCATTGTTCTTTTTATGATCTTCAATCATTTGACGTATGACTTCACTGATTGAAAGTCTTTGCTGGTATGCAAGGTATCGAAGATAATCATTTAAATTATCATCAACTTGAAAAGTAATAGTTGTTTTCATTGTTCCTCCTTTGTGTTAACATCTCATCTATTGTCTATTAAGTCAATA